CATATCCATCGCATCACCTGCTTGAGTCCGACAGGACATAGCCTGCATGTCTATTCCGACGATGCGCTGCGGGGGACGGTATATCGGGAAACAATGCAATAGGGCGGCAGGGAGCCGTCGCTGTTCGACAGAGGTGTGTTGTCGTTGAGGTACGGTTGTACCGCGACAGAGAAGGCGGGAGTGGCAGTCGTGCGGCAGAAGATGAAAAAGCGAAAGGGAGTATCCGATGATACTCCCTTTCGCTTTTATCGGATGGGAATCGTTAGTTCTGGAGTTTGAATACGATAGGCATCGTGTAGCTGAAACGCACCGGCACGTCGCGCTGACGGGCGGGCTCCCATTTCGGAGATTTGGACAGTACGCTTACCGCTTCGTCCGAGAGCGTCTTGTCGGGGCTCTTCAGTACCTGTATGTTGGTCAGCCTTCCGTCTTTCTCCACGACGAATTTCACGGTTACGGTGCCCTGTATGTTGTTCTCCTGTGCCAAAGGCGGATAGGAGAGGCGCGCCTGTACCCAGTTGCGGAAGACGTTGAGGTCTCCTCCCTGGAAAGAGGGTTTCTGGTCGGCTACGATGAATATCGTCTCCTCCTCTATCTCTTCGGTCTCTACCTGTATCGGCGCGATTTCGATGTCTTCGTCTTCGAAGTCCACCCAGCCGATGCTGGTCTCTATCTTGGTGTCATTCCTTACCACATTCAGGACGTCGGTGATGACCGCTACCGTCTGCTGGTGCTGTACGGGTTCGGGTTCGGGTTCCTTCTCGGTCGTGACGTCTATCATCTCGACTTCATCGACCGTTGCAACGGGTGCCATCACTTCGACCACTTTTTCGCGCTGGCTGACGCTGAACATGATGATGACGGCGGCAAGGGCAACGATAAGCCCGATTTCCATGAACAAGCCCCTCCTGTTCTCAAGGTCGGCCTTTTTGCTCTTTTTGACTTCCATAGATATACGTGCGTGTTTTTATTGTTATTCCGGGTTTAAACAGACTTTTCCGATTCACAAATATAAGAACAAAAATCGGAAAAAAACGGCCGTTCGCTTTTTTTTGGGCCCGTACGCTGTTTTATCCTCCTCCCGGACTGTTGTTTTACAAGTAAAAAGCATTATCTTTGCGGTGCAGAACAGTTACGGGGAATTAGCTCAGTTGGCTAGAGCGTTTGAATGGCATTCAAAAGGTCACCGGTTCGATTCCGGTATTCTCCACGCAGCCGTCCGTATTTCTGTTAATAAGATGCACGGACAGCGGAAATTCCATAAACGGCCGTCCGAACATTCGGGACGGCCTGATTTTTTCGGTGATTCTGTAGTCCGATGTCGCAGTATATGGTTGGCGGAGAGGCCGGAGGGGAGAGTGAGGACAGTGGCCGTCCGGCGCTGTACGGCATGTCGTTGGGGCAGTTGCGTGAAGCGGCCGCCGGTCTCGGTCTGCCGCGTTACGCTGCCGGGCAGATGGCATCGTGGCTCTACCGCCGGGGATGCACCGACATCGCCGCGATGACCGACCTTTCCAAAGCCGCCCGCGAAGCGCTCGCCTCTTCGTATCGTCTCGGTCTCGAGGCTCCCCGGTCGGTGGCCGTTTCGCGTGACGTACGGGCACACAATTCAAATGTACATAGTAGAGAGGGGAAGAAATAAGGATAAACGACAATAAAACAGTATCTTATAAGGGCGCGACAAAATTTCGGCGCGAAATTCAAATGTGCATTTGCTTTAATTTAGCTTTAATTCGGAGCGGCTATTTGGGGTGGTAGGTTTAATTCGATTTGAATTGTACCCTCAAATTCGGGCAAAACGGGGCGGTTTACGCCCCTTTTTTATGTCTGAACAACTCTATGTACCAATGCAAGCGTGATTTGCGGCGTAGAGGCTTGAATGAACGAAAAGCCGTTGAGGATGCTTGAACGCCATTTAATCGGCGTTTGAAATGCGGAGCAATCCTCCACGTTTGTACATTTGAATTTTGGGAGAAAACATTAAAAATACACGTTGGGCATAGTGTTGGGCATAGTTTTGGGTATCAAAAATAAATAGATAAAAACCCCTATCGGGACAAAAACAGCATTAAAAAAGCGGCTTTTTTAGAGATAAGTCCCCCTATAATGTCATAAATAATAGGGATAAAACCCCATTATTTACAATCGTTAATGTGTGTGAATCAATGATATAGGATATATATGGGTATTTGACAATAAAAAACACCCTATTCTGCACGAACAACGCCTATTACGAGAGCAAGTGAGTATATCTTCTCCTTAGCAATTTCAAAAGGTCTGTATTCTTTGTTTTCAGATACAAGCGTAATGTGCGCATCATCACTTCCCTTTTCTACTTTCTTTATCAGAACTCCCTGTTCGCTGTCGATAACATAAGTCCGATTCCATTGAAAGAATGTGTCGAGCGGTAGCCGTTTACATGCTACAATATCACCGCTGTAATATTGTGGACGCATTGAGTCGCCTTTGACCTGTATTAGAAACTCAGCTCCCTTGAACACAGGTATCACATAATATTCGCATTCGTACTCCATGACAGTATGATCGTCACCTGACAGCATGCCGGCCATCGCATCGATTGGAATTAGCGGAATACCATTGTTTTTGTCTGAGTGTTTCCCTATCGTAACGGTTGTTTGATCATCTTTGAGCAATGGTGAGGAATGAGTGTGGAACATATTACCAGCTCCAGTCAATAACCACTCAGCACTAATCGAAAAGTGCTTTACAATATTCTGTATTGCAGATATGCCAACATTGCTACGTCCTTTACTTATCTCTGTCATCATTGAGGTGCTTATACCTATTGTCTGCGCAAATGCTTTTTTATCTGACACTTGCCCTGTCTCAACGAGATTATTGTAAGACTCTATAAATCTATTGGTTATCTCATTTCTCATATCTCGAATACAAAATCCTGTAAAATTTAGCCAAATAAACTTGTTTGCAAATACAGAAAACTGTATCTTTGCAAAGTGGTTCCAATGTGACCATGCAACAAAGATAGGAAAATAACCAAGTATATCAAGGTGGTAATATTATGACAAAACAAATCCTTTTACCGACATCCGTGTTCAGGGAGTTGTACCAGACTTTCAAAGTTCACAGAGGTGTCCTCGGGCGGGCATTGAAGTATGAGCGCAACAGCAAGCGAGATCAAATGCTCCGCGCAGCCGCACTCGAGCGCGGCGGGTTAATCTATACCGGCGAGCATGCGCCAGCCGACTTTTGTCCAGCGGCGGAGACCCGTTTCGACCATGTGCGCGGCATGCTATATCAGACATTGGGCAACCGCGTTGAGCTGCAGGTAAACATGGATACCAACGTCGCGACAATCGTCATCGACGGCGAGGTTGTGGCGACATTTAACGACATGACGATTGACACGTGGGGCGATGTGCTTTACTCCTTGCAGAATATTTACAATCAATTAAATGCGTAATATATTATGAAAAAGGACGGATTTACTCGAAAGTGGATTATTGAAAATTCAGTCGAGATATTGCAGCGATATGAGGCTGGAGTTCTGACGCTGCGAGGACTTTATTACCAGCTTGTTTCTATGGGGATGACAAACTCTATATCCCATTATAAACGGGTCGTTAGTGCAATGATTGATGCACGGTGGGACGGTGTTGTCGATTTTGATGCTTTTTCGGATAGGGAGCGTGTCATGTCGGTTCGACGGATTTTGAAGAAACCGATTTGTATAGTTCCATTCAGAAAGGCAAAGAACAGGTCAAGGCTTGGATGGACAATTTCTATAAAAACCGTTGGGAGAACCAACCGTATTACCCCGAGGTGTTTATTGAGAAAAAAGCCTTACAAGGAGTATTTGAAAGAGTGTGTTATCGAAACTCTGTCGCTCTTGGTGCCTGTAAAGGTTATCCCTCTTTAACATTCTTAAATGAGACAACAAAACGGCTTATTGATGCTGAAAATCAAGGCAAAATACCTGTAATTCTATATTTCGGGGATTATGATCCGTCAGGAGAGGATATTCCTCGAGCTGTTGAGGAAAATATCAGACGATTAGGTTGTGAGAGTGTAGAGGTACGCCGCATAGCCTTGTTGCATGAGCAGGTCATCGAGTGGAATTTACCACCTGCCCCAGTAAAGCAAACAGATAGTAGAGCCGCAAAATGGAGTGGCATCGGTCAAGTCGAACTGGATGCAGTCGAACCACGAAAATTGCAACGCATGTGTCAAGAGGCTATCGACTCGGTTTTCGATAAGTCATTATTTGATGTACTGCAAGAACAAGAGGAAAAAGAAAACGAAGAGTACCGTGCGGAATTACGCCGCTTTGTAGCTGAAGACTTATAAAAATTTCCCGAACGGCATACACCGGGGTTCAAGTCCCCGGCGGGAGCAAGATAAAAACAGTATCATGGAGTACTACAACAACAAACTATGTATCACTCAAGCAGAACTTACTGATGGTATCGTCAGTAAATCTTTGATTGATTGGTGGAACTCCAACGGAAAAGTTGATCGAGTTCGCCGTGGCTGTAATAACAGTCCTGCTCTGTATGCTGTCGACAGTCTCCCTTTGAAATACAAAACGGAAGTTTACCGCCGCTATCCGGATTTGAAGGTACAAGCGGAAAGCAAGCCGTTTGTAGAGAGCATCGAGCCGGACGGAGCTGCGCTGCATTTTTATCAGTCCTATCAATTGCCCGACGGTAGATTTCTGCCTACGGAGAAGCAAAACGAATACGCCAACAATGCCGCGATTTTGAATGCGTTCCGAACGATATTGGAACGGTCGGACAGTCAGCATCGCAAGCAAAGCAAACGGTGTATCGGCAAGACGGAATTTTGGCGCAAGGCGGCGCAAGCGTTGCCGCGTATCGCGGACACGTTCCCGCATTCGCTGCCGGAGAACCCGCGTCGGCTGCAGGAGAAATACAACCAGTATCAACGCGAGGGGTATTCGGTTTTGATTACGGGCAAGTACGGAACCCGGAACGCAGCCAAGGTCAAGAACGATGTACAGGAGAGTCTCATTATACGGCTTATTGCCGACCCGCGAAATCTCGACAACTCGCAAATCGCAAGCATTTACAACCTGCTGGCAGAAGCGCAGGGCTGGGACACTATCACCCCGGCGGCGATTGCCGTTTGGCGTAACAAATATGACCTTGTGACAGCAGGCGGACGTCTCGGAGAAACACGCTTCCGTAACCAAAAGAGCATGCAGGTGAAACGATCCCGCCCGACATTGCCGCTCCTGTACTGGACGATGGACGGCTGGACAGCTGAACTGCTCTATCAAAAGACGGAAACCCGCAACGGACGAACGACTACGACCTACACGAATCGTCTCACAATCGTAATTGTCCTCGACCCTTGCCTCAATTATCCGGTCGGATATGCAATCGGAGAGCGTGAGACGCCCGAACTCATCAAGGCAGCCCTCCGGAACGCGGCGAACCACACCTCCGAACTTTTCGGACGGCGTTACCGCGTCAACCAGTTGCAGAGCGACAACTACGGGAGAGGCAACCTCACCCCGATTTATCAAGTCATGGGCGACAAATACACCCCGGCACGGGCACATAATGCAAAGTCAAAGGTCATAGAGCCGTTTTTCGGGTATTTCAACAAAAAATACTGCCAAGTGTGCTTAAACTGGTCGGGGTTCGGTATCACATCGAACAAGAACCTGCAACCGAACAGCGAGTTTCTGAACAAGCACCGCCATAGTTTCCCTACCGAGGAGGAGTGCCGCCAGCAGCTCGCAGGTTTTATCGAGAAAGAGCGTGCTGAGAAACGTGCGGAGTATGTGCGCTTGTTCGCAGATCTGCCCGAAGAACGCAGGCTGCCTCTTTCCGATGAGCAGTACCTGCTCACTTTTGGAGCGACAACGGGTTTCCGCAATGCTATCGAGGGGACGGGACTGCGCCCGACAATCGGCGGAATCAAGCGCGACTATGACTGTTTCGACCCCAAATTTAGAGAGTATGCACATGTGCGCTGGGAGGTCAAGTTTGACCCGGATAACCTCGATCATGTGCTCGCGGTGAATGAGGACGGCTCTCTGCGCTTCATGCTCGAACGCAAGCACGTGCAGCCTATGGCTCTCGCCGACCGCCGCGAGGGGGATGCAGAACAGCTTGTTCGAGTACAGGAGTTCAACAAACGGCTCGAGGGCAGCATTACCGAACGTCTGGCTCATGCCAGCGACAAGGTCGAGCAATTATTCAACGACAACCCGCAGCTTGACGTCGCAACGCGTCTGTTGCTGTGCGACAGCCGCGGGCAGAACAAGAAATACAAGCAGACACGCCGCCTCCAAGCCCATGAGGTGGAATGCATCGATGCAATCGAGGTCGCGACTGTTAAACCCTCCATACCGCAAATGGATGACGAGGACACATTGAATTTATACTAATACGAAATAGAGTTAATCATGAAAGCGACGGAAAAGGAACAAATCAAAACCAAACTCGCGGAATATTGCGAGACCAAGGGCGGGCAAAACAAAGCCGCCAACTCCATGCGCAGTGTCAGTGCCGCGACAATTTCCCAAGTGCTCAATAACAATTGGGAACTTATCAGCGACGAGATGTGGCGCACGATAGCCTCGCAAATAGGTTATGACCCGCGGGCGTGGGTGGTCGTGGAGACGCGCGGCTACAAACGCATGTACAGGTTGTTACGAGATGCGCAGGACAACTCTCTCGTATTTGCTGTGACCGGCGACGCCGGTTGTGGAAAAAGCGAAGCAATCAAAAGTTATGCGGCCAGTAATCGCAACGTGTATAACCTCTCGTGCTCAGAGTATTGGAACCGCAAGCATTTCATGACCGAATTACTGCAATGTATGGGTATCGATTCGACTGGTTGCACGGTTCCGGAAATGATGTCCGACATCATTCTCGCCCTCAAAAAGAAAGAGACCCCGCTTGTGGTGCTGGATGAGGCGGACAAACTGAGCGACCAAGTGCTCTACTTTTTCATCAGCCTTTATAATAAGCTCGAAGATCACGTTGGAATCATGCTTTGCGCTACGGACTACCTCGAAAAGCGCATCAAAAAGGGCGTGCGCATGAATCGGAAAGGTTACAAGGAGATTTACAGCCGTGTCGGGCGCAAGTTCATCCCGATACAGGTCGTAAACAGCGAAGACGTGGCTGCTGTCTGTATCGCCAACGGCGTGGACGACCCGGCGACAATCAACGAGATCATTGATGACTGTGAAAGCGATTTGCGCCGGGTAAAACGCAAGGTTCACGCGATTAAACAGCGTTCAACCACCAAATAAACGACGTTCAAATGGCAAAGGCGATAAGCAATAGAAATGTCCTTGACGCGAAATTCGATATTGCCGACTTTTCGGGCAAGTGGCTCGAGGCCTTCGGCAAGCCGGAACTGCGCGGCGCGTGGATCATCTACGGCGAAAGCGGTAGCGGTAAGACGCACTTTGCCCTGCAGCTGCTCAAATATCTGTCCGGCTTTGTCAATCGCGCAGCATACGACACGCTGGAGCAGGGATTGTCGCTGTCGTTTCAGAACGCATGGAAAGACGTCGCGATGCAGGAGGTCGGCTCCCGCGTCATCGTGTTGGCTAAAGAACCTATCACAGAACTGCGCGAACGCCTCCGGAAACGAAAAAGCCCCGATGTTGTGGTTATCGACTCAATTACGGCTTTGGTAGGATTCAACCGGGCGTCGTTCATGGAACTGATAAACGAGTTCCCCGACAAGCTATTCATTTTCGTTGCGCACGAGGACAACAACAAGCCATATCCGGCAATTGCGCAGCATGTGCGCAAGTTGTCGGAGGTAAAAATCCGGGTCGAGGGTTACAAGGCATTTATCACGACACGATTTCAAGGAAACAACGGCGAGGGCGGCGCAGACTTCGTAATATGGGAACAAGGTGCGCAGGAGTATTGGATTGATAAACTTTAATGCATAACAGTATGTGTACAATGGATAAAATACACAACGGGTTGCTTCGTAAATTTCACGCTCTTTGCTCTCGGCTGGGGCTGACGGAGGCGGAAAAACGGGCTATCATAGAGAGTTTCGGCGTCGAAAGCAGTGCGGACATCGACACGCACGACCTTATCGACATTTGCGCCTCGCTCTCCAAGCAATTAGAGGGCGACAAAGGCGACGAAATGGATAAACTGCGCAAGCGGGCAATGGCCGCGGTCGGCGGCTACCTGCGCAAGATCGGTCGTGAAAGCAATGCCGAAATCATCAAGGGTATTGCCTGCCGTGCTACGGGATACCAATCGTTCAATAAGATACCCGCTGAGCGACTGCGGAATGTGTATCACGCGTTCCGGAACAAGCAGAAAGACATCGACTCAGTGGAACGTATCGCAATGGAGTGTTTGGTGCAATACACAGCGGGGACAACTTCATCCGCATTACCGAACTGACGGATTTATTCACCTTTTAAAATATTACATATGAGTTCAAACAACAATTCATCGAGTGCAGGTATAGGCTTTTTGGGCTTGCTCTTAATCGCCTTTATCGTGCTGAAACTGACAAAAACGATTGCGTGGTCGTGGTCGTGGGTGTTTGCTCCCATTTGGGTTCCGGGAGCAATCACAATCCTCGTTTTTGTGGTTCTCCTCGTCCGCGAGATCGTGTTAATCCTTAAAAGGAGGGCTGAGCGATGAAGTGCTATATCAGCGGCAAAATATCGGGGCTGCTTTCTGAGCAGGTGACGGCCAAATTCCGGCAGGCGGAACAGCAAATCCGGGCGTTCGGGCATGAGCCTGTCAATCCGCTCGACAACGGAGTAGATAAAGAGGCGAGCTGGAACGAACATTTCGTTGCAGACGTCGCGCTGCTGCTCGAATGCGATGCGATCTATCTACTCAAAGATTGGGAGGCAAGTAAAGGGGCGCGCATCGAGGCGACTATTGCCGAAGAGTGCGGCTTGGAGATTATCTTCCAACCGCAATATGCTATTTTTTAAATTGTGATGAGTATGGATGTCAGATTTGAAAGAAGCACGACACCGACTGATGAGTGGTATACTCCGCAAGAGATTATAGATGCGTTGGGACGGTTCGATTTAGACCCTTGCGCACCTGTGTCGCCGCTATGGGAAACAGCTGATGTCATGTATAACAAAAATGACAACGGTTTGACAAAGGACTGGTTCGGACGTGTCTGGCTCAATCCTCCGTATTCGCGGCCACTAATCGAACTTTTCGTCCGTCGGCTGGCAGAGCATGGTGACGGCATCGCCTTGCTGTTCAATCGTTGCGATAATAAACTGTTTCAAGACATTGTATTTGAACAAGCGACGGCATTAAAATTCTTAAGAAACAGGATCCGGTTTTTCCGCCCGGACGGAACGCGTGGGGGCAGTCCGGGATGTGGAAGTGTCTTCGTTGCGTTCGGAGAACACAATGCAGAGGTGTTATCAGTATGCAATATTCCGGGGAAATACATAAGACTCAGTTGAGTTATTAACCTTTTAACAAACAATTGCGAATGAGTGAGCGCAGACATAGGCCGACTACGTCAATGATTATTACCAGCATTTAGATAACGACTAAACAGTATTTAATCACTTTTTAATAGACAGCCAAATGGAAAATGTAACGATGACAGCGGAAGAACGCCGGGAGTTCGAGGCGTACCGCGCAGAAAAGCAAAAGAAAGAGGCGGCAGAACGGCGCAAGCAGCAGCGCACTGATTATGCCGCTATGGTGGACGATGAAGTCCGCACGACTTTACCCGTTCTTCGGGAGTTAAGCGAGCAAATCAAGACGGTAAAAAACACCGTTTTCAGCAACTTCGATGCAATCCTGAAAATGAAGTCGGAGGTGCTGGGGCTGACGAAAGACGACCAGCGCAGCCACACGTTTACCACCAGCGACAGCAAATTTCGCCTGACGTTGGGCGTTAATACTGTTGACGGCTACCGCGATACAGTGGAGGACGGCATCGCTATGGTCAAGAACTACATTCAAAGCCTTGCCAAAGACGAGACGAGCAAAGCTCTTGTAAATGCCGTGTTGCGCCTGCTTTCCCGTGACGGTCAGGGTAACATCAAGGCCAGCCGCGTGTTGCAGCTTCGCAAAATGGCCGCAGAAACGGGCGACGAGCGTTTCATTGAGGGCGTGCAAATCATCGAGGAGAGCTACCAGCCTGCCCCAACGAAAAAGTACATCCGTGCCGAGTACAAGAACGACAAAGGCGCATGGGTGAACATCCCTCTGGGCATGACTGACGTAGAATAAAAAAGCCGCGCCGACTTCATCTGCTAAACACAGCGAGCCAGCGCAGGAGCCTTGATGCAAAAGGGCTTTTGCAAAGGTAGCAATTTTAAGCAGATGGAGAAAAGAAAGCACCACGAAAGTACTATAGAACGCGTAAGGATGGTTAGAGCCATTACGGCGCAGTACTATGAAAGCGGCAATCAGGCGCGGTGTTACAAGGCTGTATGGCGGCAGCATATTTTCCCGAAATTCAAAATCTGCTACCGCACCTACTTGAACTATTTAGGTATGCCGACCACAATACCGTCTTTCCAATCATCACAACTGTCTCTTTTTGACGTAAAGAATGAAAGCCCCGCATGACAATTGCGAGGCTTTCTGTTTTGTAAATCGTCTTTAAATAGTTAAGTTTGTGACAATAAATAATACAATACACTATGAAGATTTTTGCTATAAGTTGCCTCATTTCTTTGTTCTCTATCCAATTGTGTACTGCGCAAGAGTTGGATAGTTATTTTATGTGCCACACAAAAGAGGATGTAGTGGTGATGTTAGATAGCTTATTGTCGAAAGGAACTCGTCATTACGAATTGAAAGATATTCGTAAGCAAAATAACGATCATACTATAATTTACTCGTATAAAGGGTTTAAGCAGGGGGATGCAGACAGTGTCAAATTAGTGGCGGTCGTAAATTTTTTCATGCAGGACGCCAATCCTGCATTGGAAATAGAGGGAATGCCGGTGTATGTGGTAGATGACATTTATGGCGTATATCTGGATTTGTTCCCGATTTATCAACTTGCCGATACTGAAGCTACAATAGAGGAAACTTCGAAATATGGCGCAGACAAACGTGTGACAAATTCCAGCAGAACTGTGTATTATAGTCTAAGGCAACGTAGCGGGAAAAACGAATGGCATTTCCGACGTTTTTAATAGTATTCCTCAGCAGCGCACATTTAAAGAAGCAATTTGCGCCGGTGTCGTTTGAGTAGCAGCTGTAATGTCCTGCACACTGGTAACGTACCGCTCTACGCTCTCCATCAGTTCGGCATGGTCATGGTTGGTGGCCGAGGTCGTCAGCTGGAAGCCTGCGAAGTTCTCGCCGCGCAGTCCCTGCATGGCAGCGTTCATTCTGTCTATTAGGTCGAGGAACTCCAGTGCATCAGGCATCTTCGGATCGGCATGCCCGTGAGTGACAACGGCGCGCGTCACCAGATGCAGACGCACGGCGACATCCCCGCGACGGCAACCGTTGTTCTGTTGCCGCCATTCGATTTGCTCGAACTCTACGAACACGGCAGGTAATGGCCATACCGCACCGCCGCTCAGTGTGGCGACGTTGTTGTTCCACAGATCGATGAACTGAATATCCGGTACGCGCTCTGCGAGCCTCGTACAGATGGCTTGGAAAATCTGTTTCCTCATTTCTTGATGAATTTAACAAGTTGCCTATCAAAGTTTGAGACGTTATCCGCAATTACCCCCTTGATAATCTCCTGCGTCCGTTTGCCGTCGCCTACGAACTGGCGTTGCGGCATGGTGAATTTACGCGAGTGCGCACGAACAGTGTACTGCTTGCCCTTGCGGCTGGTGCGGGTATGCTGGCGCACATGTTTTGTTCCCGTGCCGCCCTCGTTGTGGATAGCCGCGTAAGGTACGGCAGATGAAAAACGCACGCCGTTTACTTTTACCTCGGCCTTTACACTGCGCCGCATTGTCCCAGTCACCATCAGCAGCGAGCCTTTGGCGTCCGGATTTGCGCGACGTTTCCATTTTTTCGTGAAAAAGGCTTTGCGATCGAAATTCTTATCGAACTCGTCGGCCAGCTCCGTGCGCATATCTTTCAGAATATTGCGTTTTAGTTGTTCGCCGTCCATCATTGTATGTCTGTTTTATAGTTAAGCGAAAAATAATGCGTATATTTGCCAATATGAAGAATGTTCCGCAAATAGTCAAAGATGCTGCTCATGATTTGATCATCATGTACGGCGATACAATCGACTACCTCGGCAAGTACGAGGGGGCGGATGCTTATATGTACCATTTTCCAGAAGACAGTTGCACCGGTTATCCGTTTGTTTATCTTGTAAAAGACGGGAAAGTTGACATAGTAACAGAAAGTCCTGCATTGTATATTATCGACTTATTTGTTAAAGATGTCGATGAATCCGACGTTGAATAACTTGTTGTCAATTCGCATTATCCCACGGCACATATGATTTTTAGTTGCCCCCTCGTTTGCAAGATATTCGAGGTTCTTCCATTCATAACCTGACCCCTCGGAATTGTCCGCCTGCGGTTCGATGTACCGCAATGTGCCATCGGCAAATCGTTGTAATATGGTAGCGTGTCCGCCGCCGCCTTTCCATCCGATTGACAATTCATATACGCCGACTTCCTTGCATACTTCATCAAAGAACTGCAAATACCGTTTGGGCGTTACGTTCTGGTAGCCTTTCTCCGCCAGCCATCCGTTCAGGCTGGTATGTTGCGCGGGCGTTCCGTCTGTATTTTTCCATACTTCCCAACATTGCATACCGCGACTCAGGTATTCCAATTTTGAGCCGTGTGTGTTAGGTTTTGCTGTTACATTGAATCCCATCAAACGCAACGCATAGGCAGGTGCGCATGTCTGACAGTTTATGCCGTTAGGCTCATCCCTTTTCCTATCGTATGCGGGATTGAGTTTGTAACGTGCATATTTGTCCCTATATATGCCTGTTTCATCAAGAAGGTATTTAGGTACATAGTCTGGATTCGCGCTTTGTTTGTCGGCTTCCTCTATTGTCATGGGCTTTCCAACCGTGATGCCCAAAGCCTGCTCCAACACGTAATTGTTTGCGGCGATAGCATCTTTTTCCATGTCTGTGAGGGTATCAGGCAACTGCTCCCGCAATGTTCCGATGCGTTTCTCCCTGATAGCTTCCTGAGTCACCTGTTCGATGACCTGCTTTGCCTCCTTGCTGGCCTTGTAATAAGGGTGCTTCGGGGGGAATAGTTGCAGCGATTTGCCCGCATTATATCGGAAAATCGCCCGTTTTGCTCCCTCGGTGCATTCATTTCCGCGCTGCATAGCCAGTTCGGGGTCGGACGGCGTGTATTTATTTTTGCGCACCTGTACCGCCGTACAGCGGCAGTTCCAGCCGTTCGGCGGCAAAAACAATTCCCAGAACGGATCGGACGGCGGCAGTGTCGTACCGTTGAGCGCGGCGTGTTCCTCGCGTACCTTATCGTCGCCGGCGGTGCGGTACTGCAGATAATAACGGTCGCCGTCCTGCTCGAAGTCGTGCCATTTTGCCGCCATCTGCGCCGCCCCGACGGCATGGTTGTATTCCGCGTACAGGTAGTTGTGGTTGTACTGCGCGTTTATCTTCTTTACGTCCGTCAGGAAGTCGTTGAACGGCTTAATGTCGCCCTTTTCCGTCAGCATCGACAGCCCCACTTCGCGCAAGGCGTGGAACGTCTTGAAGCCAGAAAAGACAAAGGCGTTGTTTTCGAGAGCGTAGCGGAGTGTTTCGGGTACTTCATGCGGCAGGCCGTTGCCGATGGCCGTTTCAAGCACACGCACAGTTTCTTCGATGATAGCCTGCGCTTCGGGGGTTGTCAGCTGCGCGAGGTCGAAGCCTCCGTTTTCATAGATGAGTTTTGCCGCATCCTCCATTCTCGTATCATTGAACGCGAACTGCGTCTCGTCTTTCGCCAGCGTCAGCAGGTCATGCCCGTATAGCGAGCACAATGCGTTGTTGAATGCCTTGTAGTCACTTCGCAGCCCCACTTTCTCGGTGGGGCTTACTCGAAAAAAGCGTCAGGCTGTGTTTTAGGTTGGCGCACGCCCGTTATGGGGATATTGTAGTTATCGATGAAATACTGCGGGTCTATCTCGTAGTATTCCAACAGCAGGCGTTCTTCCTCGCGTCGTTCAGCAGGGCTGAACGATGCCGCATCATCCCATTGAAATGAAAGCCCCTGCACGGGGAAACCGTGCCGCGCCATGAGTGGCAGCAGCTTATCGTTTACGACATTCGCCACCATCTTTGCATCGGCCTTGATGACATCCTCGAAAATTTCGAGGTGCGTTTCCGACTGCGAAAGGGACGACCCGCTGTCAATGGTCATTGTCTGCATCAGTACGCCTTTCGACAGTTCGCTGTTGCATCTGTCCACGCGCCTGTCGTAGACGTTGTAAGCATCGCCGCGACTGCTTTCCTTGATTTCGATGTCCGTTCCTTCGGGGAATAATGCCCAGAACGCCGCGCCCATCTTATCGAGCGACCCTTCTATGCGTCGGCGTTCAGCTTCATCGGTTGTATTGGTACGCGCCACGCGCATGGGCGCGCCGAATATCTCTCCGAACATGTCCCAAAACGCGAGCATGTTTTTCTTGCTTATGCAGGACGGCGCGCATTTTAGTAGTAGCCCCAAGTCTTTGGGCGTACCCACTTCGATACACCACAGGGCGAAATCGCCCTCGCGATACGGTATTCCCGTGCGCCAGTCCGCGGCAGGTTCGGGCGTGATAACGCCGTATTCAGGGCATACATGCTTGCGCGGTACGAGTTCCATGCCCTCGAAACGCATTCCGTTTTCATCCGACACAATGTCGCCCAGCTGTATGA